TGAAGATAAACCGTTTCAAAAAGTGGCTTTTGGATTTCACAGCCACCGAACAAAAAGACAATTCAATGAATGTTTAACAAATAAATAGCATAGCAATGGAACATACAAAAAACATTGAACGGTTCAGACTTGAAATGATAATAAAAGCCGTTGAAGACGTAACAACCGACTTCGATATTACAGACGCATTAAGCGACTATTTGGATTTACTGCGTGACTTTTCGGGTTGCATCGAAAACATACAAAACGACTGTAACGGTTGCTTAATAAAAGAAGACAAACAGCCCGAAGACGTGTTGCAAGAATTGAAAGATATGTATAATACAAACCGCCTTATTGATTTGGTTTGGAAAACTTCACACGTTGGAAAGGTGTGCAATGCACTGGAAACAGTTGCCCGTCAAGTAAAGTATTTGAAAGATAGTATCAACCAATAACACGTATTAAAATTAACAGTATTAAACTCGTAACCGAAAGTTACAACAAATCGTTGAAAATGGTGGTGGACGGTTTGGAGTCAGTCAAAGAAAACGCCACAAGTGAACACACCCCGAAAGTGCTTGATGAGTGCAAAAAGGTTGTTGAAAACCTTATCGAAAACCTGCCGAACATCGAAAAGGCTTTTGAAGAACTCAACAACAAATTTGAGGTCGAAAAGGACTGCAAGAACGATGCCTATTTCTTCATTCTTGAAAGTGGCAATTTCTACAAGTACAAGCAATGGCACTTCAACGAAAAGAAAGGCGACTTGCAAAGCACACTTGAAAAGTTTTGGGCTAACAACATGAACGCCCCAAAGAAAAAGGGTAAAAAGTAAGGTTCAAAGATTGTTTCATGGTTCGGGGTACTGCTTTAATTAGTAGTACCCCGTTTTTGTTACCATATTTTGCCCCTGCTGGCTTTTCTGTTCGTGTATGGGTAACATATCCACCCGAACAAAATAAACGCAACACGGGGCAAATTTGCCGTAAATAACGCTATTCAATATAAACGCCCTGTTCCAGTAGTTCGTATATTGAACGCTGCTCGCTGGTCAGTATATTAACGTTGGCAATGCTTCCCACGTGTTCGGCTCTAATAAACCCTTTGAACGTGCCTATATAGTCCGTTACGTTGTCTTTGTTCCTGCTGCCTTTGTCCTTACTGGTGTACCACTTCAATTTAATGTAAGGTTCAAGCCCGTACAATAATTGTTCGTTCCAACTGTCAGACCCCACAAGGTTTACAGTGTCGTTTTGAGGTGCTTTGTAAATTATGTCGGTGCTTGGTGCAACTTCTTCCACATGGAACACAATGCCGTTATAACTCAAACGTGCAATACCCTCGCCCGTTACCGTGTTAATAACGTATTCCAGTCGTACCGATTTACCAACAAACTCAACGGGTATAGATACAAACCCCTTGAACGGCAAAAACAACTGTATTTCGCCTTGATAGTCGGTGTTATCGTTGTTATGCGCTGGTATCTCCACGCTGCCGAAATCAAGCGTTACACGGTCTTTGCTGGGGGCTAAACATTCGATACCTGTTTCATAGTTACCGCATTTTATTTGGTCGGTGCTGCTGGTCGGTATCTCGGTATGTATTCGTTTTATGCGGTTCACATACTGCCCCAAGTCTATAAGGTAGTAATTTGTACCCTCGCCCGTTGTTTCGGTTCTGAAAAAACGCTTTTTCGCAAAGTCTGCAAGGTTATCCAGTGTTACCCTATACACGTTAATACTGCCGTAATTCGTGCCTATAACGGTAACGGGTACGGTGTCCCCCGAAATGCTTATACTTTCGTAATTGCCTATTTCGGTGGCTGGGTCGCTGGTGTCTATGTAAGCCGTTGCCGTGGTCTTCTTATCGGATAACTCAAAGTTTTTGCTTTTGTAGTAGCCGTATTCGTTTTTCCATGACAAAACGGGGGCTTCTGCAAACTCTGTGTTTACGTTTGCTTTCAGTTCCACGGATAACGCCCCGTTTGGCTTCACAAATTCGGGTATAGGGTTCACGCTGGAACAACCCGTTAAACGGTTTTCCACCAAATGCACCCTACCGAAAAAACCGTTTATCGTTATCGGCTGGGTTCTGTCTTCGTCCGTAATTGTTACCCGTGCCGTACTGTCGGAAGCGTTCACGGTAATTTGTAGGTCTGCCGTTGCCGTTTCCCCTGCCGTGTTGGTGTACTGTACCCCCGTATCATAGAAACGCCCACGGGGGGAACGTCTGCTTTGTACGGTAATATCAATTTTCACGGTGTCGAAAGATACCGTTAATGTGGTGTCGGCTATGTTGTTTATAACGGTCGGTTCGGGTACGGCCTCGCTTATTGTGTTACCTGTAAGCGTGATTTGGCTGTTCGGTATGTTATTAACTACATTTTCCATACTTATTTATCGCCTTTAATTGTTACCATTATGATGCTGCCTTCTTCACTGAATAGCCCTGTATTTGGAAACTCAAACTTTTCAAAGTTCGGCAAAGTGGAATAAACCAAAGAACGGGTGTTAATGTGGGTGTCTGCGTTGTCCCTCTCTATGATAGTCCCACGGGCTTGCATTATCTCCCGTTCGTAGGTCTTCAACACGTCCACACGCAAAGACAATATAAAAGCGTCCCCCTCTTGAATTTGTGCGTTATCAATGAAATAGTAACGGTTCAGTGTGGGAATGTAACAATAATTGAACGCTGGAATACCTTTGTAACGGATACGCAAAACGGGGTTTTCCATGTCGAAATTTGAACGCAAAACGCCCTGTATGTCCGTGGACTGCCCCAACGTCTTATTAACGGTGTTAGGGTGTCCCAAGTAGTTATAAAAGTGTATTGTTATCATATTATCCAGTATTAAAAAGAACGGGCTGGCAATGTTACCACCGCCAACCCGTCCACCGTTTAATGAATGTTTACAAAGTTATGCTACAAAGAACACAACAAAGTTTTCGTTGGTGTCGTTGAAATAGCCTGCGTCAAACTTGAAATAGTTGTTGAAGAACTCGGCTTTTGCGTTGTACGTGGTTGTTACACGTCTGTCAAGATTGCAAACGCCCAAAGCGTCACGGTCGAACATCACGCCAATAACGCCCGAAATGTTCACCGCTTCACCGCTGGCACTCTTTACGTTGATAGTCGAAACGCTGGCAAAGTCGTAGTTCTTACCGCTTGCCTGCCAACTCGGTACGGTTTCAGCGTTTGGCAAAAGTACCTGTTCCTTGTTGTAGGTGTCTGAATAAAGGTAGGCTTGCGCTGCCTTTGCGAAGTCAGACAAAAGAACGGTGTGCAACATATCCACGGGGGTGAAACGCTCCTTTGCTCCAACGTTGAACAAAGTGGAAACGGTCTGCATACGGTCGGCATAAAGTCCCATTTGGTAAGACGCAAAACGGATAAATTCGGGGTCTGTGATGGCCTTTGCAGCCGTGATGGCTGTTCCCTTATTCTTGTTGTAGAGTTTCAAAAGGTTCACGCATCGCACGGTGCTGGCACTGGCATAGTTCACACTTGCACCGCCAAACTCTTTCTTGTCGGCTTTCAGTGTTTCGGCTACCATGTTGTTAATTGTACGCATAATAAGTGCGTCCGCTTTGATAGTCATAGACTTTTCAACGGCTGAATAAATCATGCTTAAAAAGCCGTTCAACTGCTCTGCACTGCTGAAACTCTCCTTTACCTGTCTTTCGGTAATTGATAGGGGTACTTCAAAAGTTACCTTGCTGTTGAAGAACTTTGCCGTTACGGTCGGTTTGTGGAACGTGTCCTGTGAATAGGTTTCCCCGTCAGTCAAGTCCCACGTGTCGTTTTCGGTGGCTGCTGGAATGTCTGCCGAAATCTTTTCCAGTACGCTGCCAAACTCCCATGCGTCCATTAAAACGCTCGGCACTTTACCCGCATAAGGTCGGTTTACAAATACCACCTTACCAATGTGGTTTACCAAACTTTTAACGTAGTTGTCCACTGCGTTTGCGTTGAATACCTGGGTACCCAAGTCCACAACACCCGTTAAATCTTCCTGCACAATGTCGGTTTTTCCCAACACTTCGCCCGATACGCTGTTGATAAGCGTGTAAATCTGCGTTACTTCCATGTCGTAAAATTTTTATTGTTAAACAAATTATTCGTATATATCAAGTGTTATTTCGCTTACAAGTGCAAAGATAATTTTTTCCTGCCACTTGTTGCGCCTCAACTCCATTTCTTTAACCACGTTTTCCGATACGTTGCCCGTGGTTCCCTGCTGCTCGGTCGTACTGGTAACGGTTTCTGTGCGTGTCTTGTTCTGCTCGCTGGTGTCCCGTTCCCCGTCCGTGAACATATCATCGTTAAACGCCTTTTCTGCGTTTGTGGTGTTGTCCGTTCCCTGCTCGCTGGTGTCCCTGTTTTCGGTCTTCGTTACCTTTGCCGTGGTCGGTGTTACTGCGTTGTACTCGGTTGTCATCGCTTCCGCCTGTTTCAGCCAGTCGCTTACACGCATTGAAATGATACCACGCAAAACGGGTGCTGCCGTTGCTGCTGTCAGTCCCTCGGACAAAGTACGGTTTCCATACTTAAACGCTGCCACTGCGTCCAGTGCTTCGGGTTCGGTACGGGCAAAAATTGTTTGGTACTCGTCCCCGAAATCGGGGTAAACGTAAGTAGCGAAAAGCCCGTTACCCTCTGTAAACAGTTCTTTGTACTTCATTTCTTGCCCCCTTTCTTTTTACGCTGTTCCTCGGTGTCCTCATCCGCTGGCTGGTCGGTGTCCTGTTCCTGCTGGTCGGTTTCCTCGGTGTCCTCGGTTTCGCTTTGTTCCTGCTGTTCCTGTTCGTTCCCGTCCTCGGTCTGTTCGGGTTCTTCCGTCTGTTCGGTGTCTTCCGTCCGTTCCTGCGGTTCGGTCTGTTCCTGCTGTTCCTCGGTCGGTGCTGGCTGGTCGGTTTCGGTGTCTTCGTTTGTAGGGTCGTTTTCCCGTTCTTCTTCCGTTACCACTTCCACGCCTGTAACCAAACTTTCGTAGTTTTCGTGTTCCAGGTACCAAGAACTACCAAAACGCACGGTTATTTCAGTACCGAACATTTCGTTTACCTGTTTCAGTGCCTTTTGTCTTTCATGTAGCATATTATCCACATACGGCAAAAGTACGTCCACATTCATAGCAACCTCGCCCGTGTTCAGTCGTTCACGCTTCATGTTGTAGTTGGCATTTAGTCCCAACTCGTTCAACATATTCGCCTTGTAATACTGCACAAGTTCCACAAGTTGCGTTATATACTGGGTGTTGCTGGTGGCTGCTGTCTGCATATTCACGCCCTTGAAAAAGGCGTTTTCCCCGATAACGGAAAAGTCACCGTCCAGTATCTTTTTTAAGAACTCATCGGCACTTTGCTTTGTCTTGTCATCGCTGGCACTTATCAGCATAGTAATACGGGTTAAAATGCTGGCTGTGTTCAGTGATATAATACCGTCCGTGTATAACACGGCAAATTTGCCTATAATCGGCAAAAGGCTGTTGCCGTTGGTGTCGTTCTTGATAAACACACCGTCCACCCCGATTTTATAGGACTTGTTCAGTTTTAACGCTGGGTTCGCTACCGTGTAAATTGTCGGTCTGTTGTACGGGTCGGGTTCTCCACCTGCCGCACCTTGTAAGGCGTACAAGTCCCCGTTTACCTCTGCAAAAAAGGCGTTGCCCTCTGTCTGCAAAAGTCTTTCCAGTTCCTCGGCTGGCACGGTGTCGGGCAAACCCTCATATACAAACATCGCCTGCGTTTTCGCCAACGTGTTTTCAATGAAAGCCATAACCGCCGTGTCCTTGTTTTTAACGTAGGACTGGAAACGCTGGTATATGTTTTCTTTTCGCTTCATACGCACGTATATATAAATTTTCTGCAAAGATACAAATTTATTTTGTTAAAAGTGTACCGTTTGCAGAAAAATTTTTGTTTTAACCTTATTTTAGTGATATAATGTTTGTTTTTGCACTCGTTATAAGGTAATTTCGGACAATTTCGCCTACTTCGTTGTCTTGATAGAAAACCTTATCAGTTGCGAAATATCGGGCTACCTGCTGTTCTATGTAACTGGCATTGCTTATCAGTTTGCGTTTGTAGTTCGGTTTGCCGTTCATTTCCAGTGAGTAAATAAGGCTGTTTTCGGCGTCCTTAATCGGGGTTGTCTTCATGTGTATGTACGTGAAATTCTCGTTACCCACCTGTATAATGTTGCCCTGCAAAATAGTGTCGTTGAACTGTATGTAATACACAAACAAAACATCTTTCGGGGCATACTTCACAGGCAAATGCGGATATACTGCCAGTTCCCATTTACCGCCCGTAATCATCTGCAAATTTTGGTTGTCGAAACAAAAGTATTTGTTACTGGCTTTGTGCTTCACTAACGTACTGCAATACTCAACGGCTACCGTTGCCCCGTGTTCCCCGAAACGGTAAATGTCGATTGTGCCTTGCTCCATTACTGGAACTTGCTTTAACCCCATTTCGGTAAAATACGGGCAATACTTGTTTACAGTGTTACCCAACATGAAAACCTTTACATCGTCCCTCTGTCGTATGATTGTCGAAAGTAAGTTCATAAACAGCATGAACTCATCGGGTAAATAATACCGCCTTGTCAGGAACTCATCAAAAACCACGGTCGTAACATTCGGGTAACTGCTGCTTTTTTCGTGTTCCTGCTCGGACAAACAAAAGCCGTAACAAAACGGTATGTCGCACGGGGTACGCTTGCCCGTTTCTTCGTTGTAGTACGATAAAAACCACTTGTTAGATACATAGATCACTTCATTAAATTTACCGTCGGTAAGGGTCGAAATAAGCCCGTTTGCGGTGTGGTTTGCAAATAGGCTTTCGGCACGTTTGCCCCTCAAATCCTCACGCCATCGCCTAATATACGCCATTTGCTTGCCCTTGTTAATAAACTGTTCCAGTCCGTACCGTAACGCTGCGTATGTCTTACCGTTGGAACGCTCGCCAAATATCAGATTATAGTCTGCGTTCTTTGCCAGTATCTCCCCCAAATCGTAAAATTTCGGGGTGTTGCTTTCCTGCTGCTGTTTCTTTGCCATATCCTTTAATCTTTGAATTTGATACCACGTAAATAATTAAGATAGATAACGGACAAACTAAGGCTGTAACCTGTCGGTTCAAGGTGTACCCCCGATTTTTCGTTATAGTCGCACTCGTTGCCTAAATAGTCAAATATGCTTCCAGTTATGCCGTAATCTATATAAGTGTGAATGTTTTTGCCTGTTGCTTTCGGGGGCAAATCAAGGTAGTTTGTAAATGCGTCAAATATGCCGTTTTGCCCGTACTTCTCCATTAGGTAGGGAATAGCACATTTTTTGTTTACGCCCGAAACCGTCAAAGATACGGGGTAACTTTTGCCCCCTGTCTTCAATGCGTTTTCCTGCTCTACCATGTAGCGTTTTGCCCCCAGTGTCTTGAAACGGGTATAACGCCCCTCATAGTCCCAAACGCCTAACAACTTCTTTACGCCTTTTATTGTTTTCGGCTGGCACATCTCAAATGGTATGCCGTGGAACTTGCACGCCTTGCGTAACTTCTGTTCTGCCTGTTTGTTGTAGGTGTCGAAATACTCTTTGTGCTGGTCGCCCTGCATTAACTTTATACTGTCGGTGTCGCTATATACATAATCGTCTTTCGCTTCATATATGCCAGTGAATAGGTTACGCCTTGCGTATGCCGTTACAAAGATACCCCACGGATAAAACAAAAAACGGTTCTTGCTGGAATTGTATGTATATAGTAAGTTGCTTTGCTGTTCGGGTGTCATGTGTTCGGTGTCCCAGTCCCCGTTATATACAAACTCGTCACGTAGGGGGTTTGTTACACACATACCGTAACAACTGTTTAACATTTCCTTACTGTTCAAATACTCTACTTCCATACCGTCCACGCCCTTTAATGTGGTTTTCTTTTCGTATAGGTGTAATATAGCCTTTACAAACTCGGTCGGCAAATAGCCACGTTTGTAACAATACATCGTACCCACGCGCATACTTTCCCAGTGGTAAAAATTCTTTATTATGTGGAAATCTATGTCGGTTATTGTAAGGGCTATTTGTTTGGCTGCTGCCACACGTCCGTTATTTTCCACCACGTTTTGTTTTATAAAACACTTGCTGGCACTTATCGGGTTATCCTGCGTTTCGCTGGTGAATATGTTGTTAAACTCAATGTCGAAAACACAACAGTACTTCGATATAAGAAACTCAAAGTGTTTCATGCTCTTTACCTGTATGCAAACGCCCTTACTCATCGGGTACTGTTCGGCTACCATTACATAAGGGTAACTGCTGGTAAAGTCGTAACTATCCACTTCGGGGGTTATCTCATCGGTATATATTGCGTTTGCGTGTGTGAAACCGCCTGCAAAGGCACGTTGCAACATTCTGAACTCATCTAAACCCGTTATTTGTAGTTCCTCCATTAAATTAACGTAGTCCCAGTTTGGCACGGTCTTTCCCTCTGCGTTCTTTGTGCGCAAACAGTGCTTTCGGCAATACTTTCGTACAAACCCCGTCTTTGTCAAAGGTAGGTTGCAAATGTGCTTCACTTCTTCGATACGTTCCTGTATGTAACACATCACTACTTTTATATCGTTGATACAGTACCCTATTTCTGCGTTTGTAAGGGGTGTTTGTCGGTGTCGCAATAGTGAGTAATCAAGGTCGCCCGTCTTCTTCTCACACTTGTATTTAACCAACTGTTCCCCCAGTTTAGCCAGTGAGTAACCCGATAACAAGTAACTGCAACGAAACTCTATAAAACGGCTGGTAATGGCGTAAATAGGTTTTCGCAAATCAATGCTGAAAACCTTTGCCCAGTCAAACCAATTTCGGATAAACTGGAACTCATACGAAAGGTTATGCACGTAGCATATTAACCGCCTTTTCTCCCCCAGTTGTAGGGTGTCGGCTATAACATCGCACATTTCCGTGAACTCGTCCCACGTCCTGCCAATTATCACACGCCCGTTAATACCGAACTGCCAAACGTACATTATAGCCGCCTTTTCCAGTTTTATTTTACGTTTCTGCATAAGCCTTTGCGCCTGTTCGTAGTCGTATGCCGTCCCGTCCTCATCACGGTAAAAACTGGTTGTTTCAATGTCAAAGGAACACGGCACGTTATAAAAGTGTTCCCCCTTGCTGTTGCCAGTCAAGTTCTTTTCATTAACGGACAACTCTAAAACGGTGGCTATGTCAGTCGGTTTGTATTTTCGGGTGTCATTATCATTAAACGGTATTTTCTTCATATACTTACATACTGAATTTGTCGAAATCGTCCATTATCTTTTTAACGTCCTTTTCCATAAGTTCCACCACGTTCCAGTGGTCGTCCGCTGCCTGTTCTAACTGGTCGTCCAGTACGTTTGCAAGGCTTTGGGCTTCACTCTCTATTTGGTCGCTCAAACTTCGGGCTTCTGCTTCCAGTTCCCCCGAAAAGTCTTTGTAACGCATTAGGTAGCGTTCTACAAAATTAGTGTCGTCAATGCTTTGCAACTTCTTTTGTAGGTTCTTTGCCATAAGGTCGAACTCATCGGGTTTAAGGTCGTAGGACTGCATTAAATGCCTGTTGTACTGTCTTACACCCGTTGCCGTACTGGTAGGCTGTCGCAAAAACGAAATCGCCTTTGTGTACTCCATTTTTAGGGTGTTCCAGTCGCCACGCATTGAGAATTTCGTGTAACTCTCAACATCGCCCTTTTGCAGTGCTGCAACCGCTGGACTTATTAACCCTGCCTTTTCTATGTTCTGAATACGCCTGTTTGCCCGTTGGAATACCTTTGCAATCTCGCTTCGTGCTGCTGGACTGCTTTCCAACTGGTCTAATATCCACTTTTGTAGGGGCTGTTTCGTACTGCGAAAAACGCCCCTTGTAAATGCAATTTTACCGCCTTTCATGTCTTGTAATCTCGTTTAATAAACAAAGGGGGTAAGCGTGTACCCACCCCCTTATAAGTAAGACAATACAGTAAATTACAAGTCCACAAACGAAATACTGTAACACTTCTTTCCGTGGCTCTCATACTCGTAAATGGTGTAACCTACTTTGCCGTTCTTAATCGCTTCAACGGCTTCACTGTCTGCCAGTATTTCACGGGCTGTTTCTGTCATGTGTGAAGGTAGGTTTACCAACTTCTTTGCGTCTGCGTCAATGATAACGGGGCTGTCGCCTAAACCGTTCTTGCTGGCGTGTACGAAAATGCCGTTAATCGGGTGTACTACATCGTTGCCCCCGTTGTCCTTACTGTTGAAAATGTCTGCCAACTTGATATACTCAAAGTTGCTTGTGTCGATACCGAAACCGACTTTGTTAAACTTACTTGCAAATGTTGCCATAGTTCTAAACTTTTATTTGTTAAACATTCATTG